TTAAAGCCCCCCCGTCTTGAGAGCTCCGGCGATGAGCGGGCGACCGTACTTCCAAGCAGCGTAACCCACTGCTGGAAGAGCGTTGTTCCACGCCCAGCTGGCACCATCTTTTATGGAATTGCCAACCTTCTCGAGAATGGAACCTTTGCCCTCTTCGACATCACGGTGCTTTGAAAGAGTGTTGGGGTCGTTTGGCGGGTCAATGGCCATATTCGCGAGCATAGTGCCCTGCGTGTAATGAGCCAAGAACTGCGAACGAACACTCACCTCATACGAGTTCCCGACAGTGCCACCGCTGACAGCAGCGACAAATGGCTCGAAGAGGATTGCAATCGGGGTGTAAGATGGGTCATGGAGTTGAGTGGAAAAGGCCCCGGAACGACCAGCTGGGACGGTTGGATCCTGATTCCAACCGAGTGGAAGTGTCCAGGGCATTTGGTTATGATCAGTGACTGCATCCCAGTCACGAAACCAAGTGGCTTTACTCTGATCCACCACTGAACAATTCTTTTGGTGGGTATCGCATAATTCCTCGCCTCCATAAGTTCTTGTACGAGTATGCGAACGAATGCCTTGCTGCAACGCACAGAGCTCATCATTTCTGGTAGTACCAGCGAGCAAGCCAACACCAGTAGTCATTCGAAGAATGCGAACAATGCCGCCTACTCCGACATGCTGTGTCCAATTACGCATACGCAAAGAACACCGTGTTGGTATAGCGTTGTCAGGCTGGTCAGAGGTCAACTGAGGCGACTGATAAATGGTGCTCTTAATGGGAGTAGCATCAAGATTGCCATCACACTCGAAAGCAGTTGCCTGTACGTTGCCGGTTGATGGGAAAACAATTAGCAAAATAGCCCCTGCCTCCAAACCGCTAGTCGCAAGACTATCGGGTTTCCTGGTGATAACGCCGTTATTGCAAACAGTAGTGCCAACAATCGGGGTCGCGGGGCCGATAGACATATGGGTGGCAACGGAGAATGGATCATGTGCAAAGGCGTCGTAGTAGCCGAAACCACGTGGCGCGATTACATTAGACGAAGCAGGTGTCTGATCCCAATTGCCCTTAGTCATATCCGGCATGATCCCACGAGCGATATTTTGTGGGCCAGGCATACGATTAAGATTGGCAACGTTCATGCGACGTTGCTTCTGAC